CAATCTTCCATTTTCAATAACAGCAGTTTGTCGGTAATCAGACTTTAGAACTTCAATTTCTTTCAACAGTTCTTTGTTTTGTCGTGCAGTGATTGCACAATAAAGCATATCTTCTTCATCAACATCATTGCCGAGAAAAATCTCAACTCCTGCCTTCAGCTTGGCTACGTTCAAACCTGAGTTTGCCCCACCAGTTGCCAATGGCACAATGTTGTTAGAATCGAATGCAGTAGTGCTTCCACCCTTAACACCAGTCTTTGAAGTTGCAAACATGGCTGCAAGGATTCGATCATCACAAGCACGCTTCAAACCAGCAACGAAAGCACGAAGAACATTAGATTTTGGGTCATACGGCCCAGAAACTTTGATTACATCGTCCCAGTCAAACAGGTCAGACAGTTGATAGGCAGTTGGCTCATACCATCTACGATCATAATCGACGTTACTGTATACGGTGTCACTGTTTCGGCTTGTCTTCTTTTGAGCTGTTAAAGCTCCGATAATTGTTACAGGACTTGAAAGATCACCTTCAATGCCTGATTCAATCTCGACACAATCCATCAAACGAGAGTCCATAGCTTGAGCTGCTAGACGCAAGTTTGCCTGGAATTGAGTCACCATCAAATTGGTTATATTTTGACTCATTTTTCCCCTCCAGGGATTAAACTAATACAAATTGACTTTGGTTTTAGCTTGTCCCGTCTGGGGGCTGTGAATGAACTGAAGTGGGCCTGAATGGTTATCCACCGAACTTGTTCACCTTATATTGTGAACTCATTGTGAATAAATGTCAACATCAAAAAGAAAAGCCCCCCGAAGGAGGCTAAACTCTAAATGCGCTCTAGTAAAAAAGGATTGATTGATTCTATCCCAATGCAACCATCTTTACAAGCTGGGAATGCTTTTCAATTGCTTTGGTATCCCCTGCCTGGATTCTCTTCATGAACTCTGAATCATTCATCAGCATATCAAGTTGAGCCTGTGCGCCTTGTGGCGTGTATTGCTGATTGCTGTTAAGCGGATTCCCTTTAAACTCATGTTCTCCAAACCGCTCACCAGCTCTCGCAAAAAGCTCCATCGTCTTTTTGTGTCCAAGAACTTGTTCAAGGCTGTTAATATCTTCCTCAGATACTCCAAACTCTTTTGCACCATGTCTGGCAAGGGATAGATTCTTGTCGTAATTCTGCCCCCACTCCTGCTTCAACTCTGATTTACTAACCTCTAAAGCCTGGGCTTCTGCTTCCTGCATTGCTTGCTCTTGAGATTGCGCCCATTCAAAGATTGCCTTGGACTGATCCACTGATAAACCAGTTTTGTGGGATAACTCTCCAAAGTTTTTCCCAAACTCGGTTACTTGACCTTCTTTTGTTTTTAGAAACTCATAACCTTCAGGGCTTTCAGGTCTGCCTAACTTGTCATAGATTGGCGCAAGAGTTTCCTCGTTCAGTTCATCAGGCCACCTTAAAAGCTTGTCCTTTGGTGCGCCTAGAAACTTCTCAGCCTCTCGGTAACTCTTAACCGCTTGCTCTGCACTCTTGAGCCCTTTAGCCTCAACAAAGCCCTTCAAGTCTCCATCTTCAAATGAATCAAACCAGCTTTGTGGTGCTTCGGTTTGTTCTGTTGGTGTTTCAGGGGTAGCCTCTGCTACTTGTCCTTCTACTTCCATCGTCTTGCCTCCTGTTCTTGCGCTTGAATCATTAACTCAAGTTGTGCAAGATTCACGTTCATGTATTTCAAAATATGCAACATTACTTCCCGTCTGCCTTCCATTCGGGCTGTTGCAATTGGATCAACTTTTTTAGAATCATCTGATTGAGTGGTTGATTGAAGCAAATAACAAAAGTCTGCCAGGTCTGACTTGACTATCCTTGCACTCTCATTCGACGCATCAAATAAGGATTGATACGCTGATATTATCTTCTTCTTCTCTTCCACTATGCTTTCTCAATCGTCACGACAACCTTGAAAGCATCCTCTCTCACTGCGTTAGGAAAAACACCTTTGGCTGCACCTGAAGCAAGACCAGCAATTTCCAGGAATTTCTCTGTTCCCTTGCTGATATCGTACCAAGTGCAAACTCCTGTACTGCTTGCCTTTAGTGCTTCTACTTTCTTGACTGTCTTTTTCTTTGTGGTTTTCTTTTCTGGCATTATTCAACTCCTAGTATCGCATCTGGCTCCATCAATTCCATCTGTTGTGCTTGTGCTAAATCCTTCGCAGCACTCGCAGCAATTGGGGCAGCTTGTAGCATTTGCTGCATTTCCATGTCTTCATTCTTTGCTTGTCTGTATTGCTCCATCTCTTCTTCAGACTTCAAGAGTCTAGCTGGCATTCCGTAAATGTTCGCAAGTTCTCTTACTGATTCCTCTGCTTTGATTAGTGCAGCAACATCAGGATCAATCTCAGCTAATGGCGCAGCAGCCTCAAGAGTTCTCAAGATTGCTATTCCCTCTTCGGATTTCGCTGCTTTGGCTAGTGGGCTCTGATATTCCACCTCATACTCTGCGCCCATTTCGAGCAATTCTTCAGGAGGTTCAGGTAAAACTCCAAGCATATCAAGAATGTCCAACTCTCTTGGAATCAATGGCCCAAAGAACTCCGCTTGCATTCTTGAGTATACGGGGCCAAGTAACACACCCTTCTCTTGCGCTCTTTGCATCACTTCGGTTGCCGTCATCTGTGGTCCTTCCACAAGGATTTGAAACAAGTTCACAAGAAAAGAATTATTGATAGACTGTCGCCTCTGATTCTCAAGCTCCAAAGCTATTGGAAGGTTTGCACCAGTGAGCAATGGCTTCACAACATCATTCCCCATTGAATCAATACCGCCATAATTGATAGCACCTGGGTACATTTTCAATCCAATGTTCAAATCCTCACTAGCAATCAATGGAGGTTCAACCGCATTGTGTCCAGCTCTTAGATTTGTCTTGCCCATCTGGTTGACTGTTTTAATATCAGGGAAACATTCCATTGCTACAGATCGCCCATAAGTCTCTTGACTGGCTACAGAATAGCGAGCAATAGAGTAAGGCATTGTCCTGTAACCACCCTCAGACAGAATGCGCTTTGTGTCATTGCAACCACGTAGGACGTAATAAGAACGCCATGCCATACCCTTAAAGTCAGAACGCCCCTCTTCTCTTTCCTGATTCGGATAGACTGCGTGAATGATTTCCCATTCTTTCATTCCGTCTTTCTTCAGATCCTTCGAGGCCATATCAGGTAAAGCATCTTCCCCGAACTGCTCAAGCATCTGGCGTGAGGTAATCTTGTAGCGACGATGGACAAGGTTGATTCTCCTGAATTCATCCGTCAGCCAGTACATGCCCTCAAGACCGCAGCTTGTGTAAACCGGGCCTTTTCCAATGTCGTAGCCAGTGAACATGACCCCGTTACCAAAAGCACCGAGATCCAGGTATACCTCGTTTGTAGTGGTTCCGAAGTTGCTCATTGCACGATAGCGAAAAGAGAACAATAGTTCATTCAATGTATCTAAATACTCTTTGATTGCTTGGCTTGCCTCTTGTCGTTTAGCAAGGATTAACTTGTGCCAAATTTGATTGGCTGGAGTCATGAGAGAAGACATCGAAGCTGCAAAGCGATTGTTTGCAATGATTGCAGTAGAGTCGAAAATCTTCTGATTGACTCTCTCACCTTGCGTCCTAGTGCTTTGAAAGTAATTCTGTCTTGGTGCAACGTATTCGGCTACGTCCTGCCAGTGACTATCGAAGTTGGTTCTCTGAGTCTCCAAGTGTCCCTGGAGGCTGATAATCTTGTCAGCGTTCATCACGCCCCCTTTTTATGTCATGACTCTTGCAACCCAAGAATCAAGACCAGTTGAGCCTGTTCCTGTCTTCACTGCTCTAAGTCTTCCTTGTGGGCAGAAAAACCCAAGCATGTCATTATCGCTGAGACTGGATACATCAACGTCAACCCAGCGGTCAGTAGACCCATCAGTATCAGCCAAATACTGAAGCTTGAGAGTGTCACCACCCCACGCAGTAGACGCATGAGCATAGAATTTCCCTTGTCCTCCAGGCCATTCTACAGACCCGGCTGCCGTTCCATTTGTAACAATTTGTGCAATGAAGCTCATTATTCCCCCAAAAGTTGCTTTGATACTGTTTGAATTTGACTTGATCCTAGTCCACCAGACTTGCCAGCGATAATGCTTGCCAGTCTTCCCTTCCTTTGTCTTGCTCGATCCATTGATTCTTGCTTGACTAGTTCCTCCCTGCGCCTAACCTCTTTACTCATATCCTCTCGCTCTTCAACGACAGGAGTTTCAATCGGTGCAGGTGGTGGAAGCATTGGCAATTGTTGCTGTTGTGGTTCACCAAAGAAAAAGCTGGTCACTTTGCGTACAAGCTTCTTTCCGGCCCTCGGACTCCATCTGTAATTATTTGCTGATTTCATAAGTTCCCCTATACAATCATAATGTTTTTTATGCTAATCGTCTAAGACTAAAAGCGGTTCATCATCTGTTTTGCTCTTGCGCTTTCTCTTTTTCTTCATGAATGGATTCTCTCCAGCACAAGTAAACCAATGCCCACCGACCATAAATTGACTGTCCTTCACAACCTGAACATGGTCAGGATTGACCAGGACTTCTGTCTCTTCGTCTGGACTGAATTCAAAATGTTCTAAAATCTTCACTGTCTGCATTACATTCCCCACGGATCATAAGTCCCCTGCACTCTCCTTGGTAGGTTTGCCGGCCTTCTCTTCAATCGTCTTGCACCTTCACAGGCATAACGCAAAGCATCAATAACATGATTGTGCTTGTCTTCGAGAACGCTGGTAACTTGTTCAGTGTCAGGGTCTACTTTATAAGAGTAATTGGTCAACTCGTCAATCGTGTGCTGGCATCTCGGATGCACGACAATATCAAATGACTTCAGGAATTCTACGCCATCCTCCAGGCTTCCCTTCCCTTTGATTGCTGGTTGAATCTTTGGAAAGCCATGCTTCCGCAAGTGGCTGACTGTCTCAGGTCTTGCACTGTCTGCAACAATGGGCCATTTTTCGGACTCTGGAATTGTTAAAAACAGTTCAGGAGTATCAATAATCTCACAGCCCACTTGGTATGCTTCATAATCGACAAAGAGTGTTCTGCCTTCAAGGTAGCATCTGATAAGAACTGTCGGATCAACCGCAAATCCCCAGTCAGCTCCGAACTTAAAGAAGGCATCTTTGGGGGTTTCAAATTCTTCGACTCTCCAATTCTTAAAGACACGAGATTCTGAGTTGAGGTTATACGCACCCAACCAAACATGTCGGTACTTGTCAATGTCCCTTGATCGGTCATACTCCATTTCCTTTCTCAGTACATCAGGAAGCCAGGGATTGTCGTTATAGTTTGCTTCGATGATGATTGAATCCTCTGGTGGACTCTCACAGCGCAGGAAAGCATCAACAGCGTCTGTCTCTTTGTCAGGGTTCCAACTGAACCATATCTCTGAGTTTGGCTTTCTGATTGTCGGACGCAATAAGTCTAAGCTTCTCTGGCTCAATGTCTGAGCTTCTTCAACCCAAGCACAATCAAAGCCCTCAAGAGACTTGATGCTGTCGGCTGTGTGATTCTGCATCCCCTGGAAGATAATGACTCCCTTCCCTCGTTTGCTTTTGATTTGCTGATCCTGAATGTCAAACAGGTCTTGGAAGTTGTTCTCGATGATCTTATCAACGATCAACTGCCGAACTGAGAGTTTAATAGACTTTTGAATCTCTCTTATTCCCACTGTTTTCCTGTTCGGGTCTTGAGCGTGAAGGATTGAAACCAGGTTGGCAAAGGTGTGAGACTTTGCAGAACCTCGACCGCCATGGATTGCTTTGTATCTCGCTGGCTTAAAGAGAGGCTTTGCGTATTTTGGTAGATTAACTTTAGTCCTCGTCATCAGGCTCTATGAAGTCAATGTCTATACCTGATACTGAAACATCATGCTCGTGTCTTTCTGGGCTGTAAGCTCCACGAATCTTGCAAAGCTTGTCATAGAATGAAGCGGCAGCAGACCTATCTCGTGCCTCTCTCGATTCCTGATACATTTCCTTGCCTTGTTGAATCAGCCAATCCAGTGTAAGCTCGTTCTTCTTCTCTACTTTTTCCCGTAGTTCTTCGACCCTTAGCATTACACTAGCATTGCCTAGCAATCTACTAGCACTGACATCAGCACCCTTTTTGCTGTAACCAGCATCAATATAGGCTTGAGTAGCACTTTTGCCTTGTGCGATCCCCTGACAAAAAAGCTCATGTCTTTGATTTGCTAAACGTGCCATACCAAAATTATACCACAAAAGAAAAACCCCGGGCGATCCATTCCAACCAATCAACCCAGGGCCACTGCAAGAAAGTAGAAAGAAAAGGTTCTTTGTACTATGCCGTTAGTCTATCAAATATTACGATTTTGTATAGGGGTATTAAGAAAATTCTTTTATTGCCCCCCTTTCCCCCTTCTCAAAAGCCAATTCAACCAGAGTTAACAAAAGAGTTTAGTAATTTGTGGGTTTTTTGTTAGAAATTTGTGACCCTCAATCCCTTTGGTAGAGCTGTTCTTCGATAGGTTTAACAAATTACTGAGAAAAAACTGACAAAACTTGTAAACCATATACTTATATAATCCGCTTTACTTAATAATAACCCCTTTCTCTTAATAATTTTTAATAACCTTATTTTTATCAGTAATTTGTTAAAAGCTTGGAGATGCCAGTATTCAATACCCCTAGAGGGTCACAAAAAACTTACAAAAAAGTCACAAATCTTGAACTAATTTGTGGGTTAATGAATATCTGAGGGGTCATGCGTCGGGGATCTGGGGTAGAATGTATGCTTGCTTCTCTACTGAGAACTTTGTATATTCTTAGGCAGTCGAAAAAAAATAAAGCCCTCGGCTGTCTGCAAAACTAAACCGAAGGCTTTGAAAGGATATATCCGTGATTATAACTCATTTTAAGAGTAAAGAGAACCCACGGGGCAAGATCGGCCCCTTCCCTCAAGAATCAATTGCACTGAAGTTTCCAAAAGATAACAGTGCACCTCAATACTCATTTACAAAATTCCGCTTCAATTACAGAAGCAAAGTTAACGTTATCCGAACATATGCCATTGTCCTGGACATTGATAACCAATCCGAAAACAGGCAAATAACATGGGAAGATTGCGAAGAATGGTTTTGTGATTCTGGTCTACAGTTCTCAATGCACACCACCAGAAGCCACACTCAGGACTTGCACAAGATCAGAGCAATCTTCCCACTTGAGAAGCCCTGCACAATAAACGAGTTCAAGCCAACTGTGGAAGCTCTCATTAAGTTTTTGGGTATAGATGAATACAAGGACTGCATTGATGAAAAGTCCTACTGTGCAGAACAAGGCTGGTTTTATCCTTCCCACGTGCAAGGGAGCTTGCCTTTGAATTTGAGCCAGCAGGGAGAGAAGTTTAAGATAGTTGAAATGAACATTGCAAAGACTCTTGCAGGAGTGGACTTCAAGAATATCATTATCACTGACCTGCTTGAAGCTAAGGGTTTAAAGTTTGGCCAAAAGGAACCGTCTGGTTTTACTCGTTGTGATTGCCCTTGGCATGAACACGATCAGGAGGTTAGTTCCTGTGCTTTTATCCAAGAAGATGGACAGTGGCCCAAGATTACATGCCATGCTAACAAGTGCCAGGATTACGGATTCATGGATTTTCTTGCACTATTCACAAAAGATGAACTGGCAAAGTATGCACCGCAGAACAAGTATTTCAAAAGAAAGAACAAGGAAGGTAAGCCAAAGGCTCTATTATGTAACTTTCAAGCACTTTTAGCTATGAAGGGTATCAAGATAACTTTGAACACTGTTTTGAAAGATTTCTTTTTTGAGTACCAAGGAAAGAAGGAAAGACTAAACGATTTTCACATTGAGAGAATAATAGAGTATGCCTCTGACTATGAAATGACTCTAAGCACTAAGAGAGCTGGTGAACTGGTA